GAAACGTGTTGCTGATGATATTCACAAGTTCAGCCACACACCAGATCTGACTGATAGCAACTTTGCAGCCAATGTTTCTGGCGTTGCGATGAAATACAAGTTGCTTGGCACTGTCGAATTGGCAGCAATCAAACGGAGAATGTTTGAGAAGTCATTATATCAACGCTATTCAATTATCTACGCACTTGATCAGAGCGTGTCAGGGGGAATGAAGACGGATCCTAACACGATTCAGTTCACCTTCCGAGACAACTTGCCAACGGACGATATTACGCAGATTCAAGCGCTTGTTGCTGCGGGTGCAGTATTGCCACAAGAGTATCTCTACAGATTTGCACCTGGTATCACTGATCCGCAAGAGATTACTGATATGCTTTCCAAGCAACGAACAGACAGCGATTACAACGAGGATTTGACTAATAATGACGAAAACACCAAAGGAACGGATCAAAGCATTCGCGGACAAGCAGGACAAGCAGCACCGCCAGATAGCAAGTGATGTTGCCAAGTACACAGCGGCATTCATGGCATTCTGGTATGCATTCAACGAAAAACACGAAGACTACACGCACGCTGATGATTCGAGGTACTACGATCCTGCACTGAAAGAACAGCTTGATCGAGATGCACAGTCAGCAGGCGTTCAGCAGAAATCAGTCGCTAACAACGATGAACTGCTATCATATGCCGCCTATGTATACTCAACGGCCGTGGCTATTTCGGTAGTTCGGTACATTGGATCATCGCTAGGCAACCTTGTTGAAGAAACGGCTAAGCTTGGATCATCGATATACGGCAAGAAGATCAAGGCAGATACTTCAATCGTTGATCAGTTGCTTGATGGTGCGACATGGAGCGATCGTATCTGGTCGAATCAAGACGCCTTGCGCAATGATCTGGCTAAGATGATGAAGAACGCATTGCTGACGCACAGCAATCCAATCACACAAAGCCCAGCGCTTCGCAAGGAATTTGGTGTCATGAAGTATCAGTCGGATCGCATTATCAGAACCGAGAGCGACCGTGTCATGGCTCATCAAAGCATCATGAACGCTCGTGAGTCCGGATACAAAAAGGTTGTATGGGTCATCAACTCGGGCGCATGTGACATCTGCTTGCAACACAGCGGAGAAGTATACACGTTGAAGCAAGCTGAGGGTATGATACCTGCTCACCCCAACTGTCTGTGCTCATGGGCTGCTTATGATTCTGGCGATGAAGTTGACGTTGATTAGGAGGAAATAATGGAAAACTTCAAAGTTGACGTTCTAGGTATTGAATATAAGGTACTCGTTAATCAGAACAGAAAAGACTATCCGCTTCTTGAAGAAGCAGACGGATTCACAGACTTTACCACAAAGAAAATAATCATTGAGGAACTCAAAAAGGGCCCGCGTAATTGGGAAGACATGGATACTTACTTTAGGCAGGTACTTCGCCACGAGATTGTGCATGCTTTTCTACATGAATCAGGGCTTGACAGCAATACTGACTGGGCTCGAAATGAAGAGATTGTTGATTGGATTGCAATCCAGTTTCCAAAACTAAAAAAGGCCTTCAAAGAGGCCAAGGATGAAATATCATGAAACAACCGGAAGCTGAACATCTCGTTTGAATAATCTCGTGACCTGAGCAAGTCCCTAAACTGCTCAAAAATAATAGCGTGAAGTGATAGACGTGTGACCGTGGCTGGGCCCTATGGCGTGGCTGGGGTCATTTAGCACGTCTATTCGTTTTGGGCTAAACAGGAGGAACCATCATGGCAGAAGAAACACAAGCTCAAGAAGAAGTCGATACAACCGAAACCACCACTCAGGCACCTACCACGTACACGCAGGCCCAACTGGATAGCGAAGCCGATAAGCGTACGGCTAAGGCACTTGAGACGGCCAAGGCCAAGTGGGAAGCAGAACAAGCTAAGGCGCTTGAGGACGCAAAGAGTGAGGGCGCACGGTTGGCTAAAATGTCGGCCGATGAAAAGGCACAAGAACTAGAAAAACAACGTCAAGCGGCCTTGGACAAACGTGAGGCTGAACTCAATCAGCGCGAACTGTCCGCAAGCACCAAGTCGCTGTTAGTCGATAAAGGGCTACCCGGTGATCTGGCTGATTCGCTGGTTGCTTTGGGTGATGCTGACAAGATCAAGGCGGCTGTTGAAACACTCAGCAAATCTATTCAAGAAACGGTCAACAAGCAGGTTGAAGCCAAGTTACAAACCGATCCGCCTAAGAATGGTGCTTCTGCCCTTGATGGCGCCGACGATCCATTCAAGAAAATCATGGCACAATACAAGAAAAAATAGGAGGTAGCTAGTTATGGCTACAGAAAACAACAATTTACCAGTACGTCTCTATCAGAAACAGTTTATTGGCTTGATGCAGACCGTCTTCGGTGTGCAAAGTACATTCACCCCGACATTCGGCGCGCTGCAAGCACTCGATGGCGTTCAAAATAACGCGATTGCGTTCAGTGTTAAGGCTAACGACGTGCCGGTTGCTGTTGGCACTTACAACACCGACCCTAATGTTGCATTTGGTTCTGGTACCAGCAACTCTAACCGCTTCGGGCCAATGAAAGAAATCGTCTACGGCGACATTGATGTACCGTATTCATTTGGCTGGAGTTTCAACGAAGGTATCGACCAACTCACTGTCAACAACGATCTGAACGCTGCTGTTGCTGACCGCCTGAACTTGCAAGCACAAGCTAAGACGCGGCTGTTCAACAGCAAGCTTGGCGCTTACTTGGTTGCAAGTGCGGCCGCTGATTTGGGTGACGTTAGCGATGTCAACAAGGTGTTCGAAGCAGCATCAGAACGCTATACGGATCTTGAAGTCGTTGTGCCGGTTCGTGCGTACGTGACAGCCGAAGTTTACAACGCAATTATCGATCATCAGTTGGTAACCAGCTACAAAGGTTCTGCTGTGAACATCGATGAAAACGGCATCGTTCGCTTCCGCGACATCGTTGTCACCAAGACGCCTACCCGTTACATGGCTGGCAAGTCTATCATCTTCGCACCTGACAACATTGGCCGTGCATTTACTGGCATCAACGTTGTTCGGACGATTCAATCCGAGAACTTTGCAGGTGTTGCTTTACAAGGTGCTGGTAAGGCTGGTCAATGGATTAGTGATGATAACCGTCAGGCAATCTTCACCGCCGGAACGTCAGCAACTACCACGACTTCGACTGTTAAACCGACCACTACGACTACCACATCGCACGCTTAATTAATTGATACAAGTCGCCTATCGAAATGGGACAGTACGGGAAACCGGGCGGCTGATTGGAGGACAGAATGAAGCTTATTTTGTGTCAACCCGCTATCAAGCGTTTTGAGTGGGAGCTGGAAGTCTGCCTAACCAATCTGCAAAGTGTCGGGTTTGACATGAAAGATGTCGTTTTGCTCTTCACTGTGCATGATTATAAGGTACCAGAAACGCTTGCCAGCAAATATGGAGTAGAAGTACACACGTATACCGACAAGCGCTCAGACAAGCAATATATCCCGTCTGTGAAGCCTTGGCTGTGGTGGCAGTATCTAGCTGAGGACCCCGAACGCGAAAAAGAGGACTATTTCTACTTCGACAGCGATGTCATCTTTCGTAAACGCCCAGACTTCCGCAAACTGAAAGCAAAGCCTGATCGCTGGCTGTGTAGTAACACGCTTAGCTATATCAGCGTTGACTATATTAAGCAGTGTGAACACGGAGAAGAAATCATGAAACGCATGGCTGATATTGTCGGGGTTACGGTAGCTTCGCTTGAAACAATCAATCACAATTCTGGTGGTGCTCAGTGGCTCATCAGTCACCCGTCAGCAGAATACTGGCGCAAGGTGTATGTCGACAGCAACCGACTGTGGCAATATCTTCAAACAGTCGATAGCAATATCCAGAAATGGACAGCAGAAATGTGGTCGCAGTTATGGAATATGATGTATTTCAACATTGGGCCGGTCATCAGTGATGAACTCGATTTTTGTTGGGCTACTGACCCCTTGAAACGATGGAATGAAACCAAGATCATGCACAATGCTGGTGTCACGGCTGATGACAAACGTCTGTTCTTCAAAGGGCAGTATGTAAACCGAACGCCATTTGATGATGACCTGAGTTTCGTTGACAAGTCGAAGTGCTCATACAAATACGCGCAAGCAGTAAAGGCGGTGAAATGATGGCGATTTTAGACAGTGTAAAGCTACGTATTGGTTTGGCCGATACAATGCAAGATAACTTGTTGAATGATCTGATTGATGACGCCACAGCACGTGTGCTGACTTATATCAACCAAGACGGCATTGTCAATCAGACTGTGCCAGATACAGTTGCATGGGTAATCAAGGACATTGTGGTGAAGATGTATAACCGCATCGGTGATGAAGGCAAGCAAAGTGGCACCGAAGGCAACGTATCCAACACATGGGAAGCCATCGACTTGTCTAAGTATGCTGACGCGCTTGATGTTTACCGTGAGTCATCGCAAAGCCGCCGTCCGGGAATGAGGTTCGTATGAGATATAACAATCGAATCACACTCATTAGGAAGGTGCCGCCCGCTGATCCGCTGCATGACAGACCAACAGAGACGCGCGAGACGGTCACTTGCCTGACAATCCCAATCACCAGTGCACAAGAACTGTCTGTATACGGACTGGTGAACTCTATGGCCTACGAAGTACACGTCAAGAACCCAGTAAAGCCTGTAAATGAAATTGAGCTTGACGGTGTCAAATGGACAATCAACAAGACGTTCGTTAATCGCAAGTCAACTGTCTTCATCGTGTCTGGAGGTGCTACTAATGGCTGAGATTAATGTTAAGTGGTCAGGACTAGACAAACTGATGGAAGAACTCGGCGCTACTGCTGAAGCAACGATTGATGCTGCTGCTTCAGCGATGAAAACAACCACCGGTCAAGTTCAGGCAAAGGCAAAACAGATTGCGCCAAAACGAACGGGGTTCATGGCAAACAATATCAGCGTTGATCCCATTCAAAGAACGGCCTCGTCAGTTACTGGCACGATTGATGCCAAGGCTGACTATTCATCATTTGTTGAGTTTGGAACCTACAAAATGTCAGCAGAACCATTCATTCGGCCGGCCGTATCTGCTGGGCAGTCAGTGTTCATCAAAACGACAATGGACAAATTGAAGGAGGCAGCCACATTCAAATGACACTCTCTCAATGGTACGAAGATGTTCAAACACAATTGACTGCTGACGGTCTCAATCCCGTATTCATTCAGCCTGACGCAAAGAGCACATTACCATTAGTTTTTGTGAATGTTCACGTTGATGGTGACATGTCATCTAAGACTGGGACACTATCGAGTGTTGGCCAGCAGATTGACATCTACGACAGTATCGACACTCCACCGGCTGAGTGGGAGGACTTCGTTCGCAAGGTGAAATGGTCGCTCAGCAAAGTGACGCGATGGCAGTCATTAACGGCATCTAATTCAATCGACACAAGTATGGGCGATAGCACACCATTACGTCGCTGCATGCTTCTTATTAATATAGAAGGAGATTATTAATTATGGCAATTCCAGTAAACAACGGGATCGAGTTTGTAAAAGATACCCCATATCGTGGTAAAGATGTTTGGTACTTTATCCAATCTACAGATCCTAAAGTAGCACCAATTGGCAGTCCTGCAATTTTGCCAGCTCATCAAGAATCCGGTGATACAAGTATCGAAGGTGATTCGCTTGATGAACAAACCAAGATGGGGCGTATCATTGCCGCATCCACCAACGAAGACAGCATTGAACTGACAACGTACATGGTGCCTGGCGATAAATCACATGAAATCATCATTGACGCTAAGCACGAAGGTCGTCAGGTGAAAGTATGGCGTGTCATTGTTGATGAACGTCTGGCCGTTGTTGAAGGCGACCACAAGGCTTATCCAGCGATGTTTGGGTACGGTGTTGTTGATAGTGCCGACATTTCAGATGAAGACAGTTTCTCCGAGATTGACTTCACATTGAACATCATCGGCAAACTTGCTGACAAGAACGAAGACGGTACACCGGGAACGTTCCCACTTTCTGATGAACAGGTTGCAATGCTCGATCAGCTCTATGCATTCGAACGCCCTGGTGAAAAAGCAGGCGAGTTTGCAGATGGCTCTGCAACATCGACCACCACCACCACTTCACACGCTTAATTAATCACGCACAGAGACGAGTAGGCTACGGCCGATCTGAGACGATAATCTAGGAGGATATTCATGTTAGAAATTACGGTAAAAGGTCAACCAGTAGAAGCCAAGTTCAATTTCCGCGCGTTGTTCCGCGCAAATAAGCTCTACAGTTCTGCTGAAGGTGCCAATGATGGTGCAAGCTCAATCTGGCTGGCATTCGTGACTGATGATGATATGGCATTGTTCAAAGCATTACGTGTGTTGCTACCGAAGTCCTACACAGATGATGACATCATGGACGTGCTCGACAAGGCCGAGGAAGATGGCAAGTCGCAAGAGCTGTTCAAAGAAGTAGAGCAGGAGCTTCACGAATCCGGTTTTTTCAAACACGCAGCACAACGTTGGCTGAACTTGACCGAAAAATACGGGAAAGCATTAACGGACAAGAAGAACAAGACATCCGAAGAGAAGATTCAAGAAGCAGCGACCAAGGATACCCTGGACGCAATGAAGAAGAGTCTCTCTTAACCGATTTTGCTCGTCATGGGATATACGATCCCAATATGCCATTCGATTTGTACATGTGGGAAGCCCGTTCAATGCTGGAGGGGTCATTTTTGCGTGATGTTGATATGCGGCGCGATCTGATGGAGCTTGCTGTCAACATTGCCAATATCCAGAACGCGAAGAACCCTAAACGGTCAGTCAAGGTTGGCTATAAGAACATTGACAAAGCCGAGCAAAAGATACTCAAACGCAATGGCAATCGAGAAAGAAAGCCTGATGTCGAAATGATTAAGAAACTCAATGCCGCATTTGGAGGTGGTAGCTGATGGCAAACGTAGTCGCAACATTCACAGCAAACATAGCACCATTCCAATCGGCAATGGGTGGGATTGCGACAGCCGTGAAAGCTGGCACTGATTCGGCATCGAATGCTGGTCAACGTGTCGGCAGTGCCCTAACAAGCATAGGCAAGGCATCAACAGTTGCGGGCCTTGCAGTTGGAGCAATGGCCGCTGGCGCAATCAAGAGTTATGGGACATTTCAGGAATCAATTAACAAGGCGGCCGTCATTGCCGGATCAAGTAACCAATCATTAAAAGGCGATATGAAAGACCTTGAGGATGAAGCCTTATCACTTGGTAAAACTCTCCCAATTAGTGCCGAAGATGCCGGTAACGCGATGATTGAAATGGCTCGTAACGGTGCCTCAATTAAAGACTTGAAAACAGAGTTCCCGGCTATTGCCAAAGCTTCCGCCGTGGCTGGGGCTGATTTGGCGGGCACTGCAACCACTGTTCAGCAAGCAATGAATATCTGGGGTGGAGGTGCTAAAAATGCTGCCAAAGACTCAGCTATCCTAGCATTGAATGCCAACATGTCCAATGCCGAAGTCGAAGACATGGGTCAGGCTTTTGCTAACGTTGGGTCAACTGCCGCTACATTAGGAATTGGCATCAAAGACACTTCGACTGCCATTGGCTTAATGAGTAATGCTGGATTAGGAGCTGCACAGGGATCACAAGACTTGGCTCATGCCTTAACATTGATGGCACGTCCTTCAAAGGTTGCTGCCGGCGAGATGCAAGAATTGGGTATCACATACACAGATGCTCAAGGCAAATTCAAGCCATTCCCACAAATCCTTAAAGAGGTTGCAAAGGCCACTGACGGTATGAGCCAATCTCAAAAGGTTGCCGCCTTGACCAATCTGTATGGTGCCGCTGGTGCTAAAGCAATGCTGCCGCTTCTGATCCAGACAGAGAAGAAAACCAAAAGTGGCAAATCAGGTTGGGATGCTTACTCTGATTCTCTCGAAAAAGTAAGCAGTTCTTCCAAGGCTGCCAATAAATATCTGTCAGACAACGCTAATAATATGACCAAAAACGTTGGTCAGTCCCTAGCACAGATGAAAGACGCGTTCGATGCCGTTGTCAAAACTAGCATTGGTACAATTGCGCCACAAATTCAGTCAGTGGCTAATGCCTTGGGCAACTTTGCAACTTGGCTTAACAAATCAAAAGGCCCAATGGCTTCTTTTGTAAAAGGACTGATTGCCTGGTCCCCAGTCATTGCAATCGCGTTGGTTGCCTTTGGCCTGCTATCAAGCGGACTTGGGAAACTGATAAAGACTATTAGTGCACCCATCAAGCTGATTAAGGGATTAGGAAAGAGTGCGTCTGGGCTGCCTAAACCTATGGCTGATTCTGCTGGTCAGATTGCTGCAATGGGCGTAAAAGCTGCTGGTGCTGGGCTTGGAATTGGATTAGCAGCAGCCGGATTTGCTTTACTGGCTCTTGCGGTTGCCCAGTTAGCAAAAACGGGCACTGACGGTCTTGTTGCTTTGGCTGCAATGACGGTGTCAATTGCAGCGTTGATGATTGTGGCTAAGCTCGTAGCTCCTACATTTCAAAAGAATGCTATAGGCTTAATCGCGTTTGGCGCAGCAATGGTACTCGTGGCAGCAGGTATGGCTATTTTGGTAAATTCATTTGCCAAATTTCAGTCTGCAGGCGGTAACGCCGCTGAACTGATGGCAGCTATTGCATTGTCCATAGGAGGACTTGCTGTCGTGTTCGCATTGGTTGGTCCTGCATTAAATGCGGGAGCAATAGGAATGATTGCATTTGGAGCCGCGATATTATTAGTAAGCGCCGGACTCTCACTTCTAGTCAATGACTTTGCTAACTTCCAGTCGTCTGGAGGAAACTCTAACCAGTTAATGATCACAATGGCAGTTTCTGTTGGTGCACTTGCTCTCGTATTTGCGCTTCTAGGGCCGCTTCTGACTGCTGGTGCTGTTGGCATTCTCGCCTTCGGTGCTGCCATTCTGCTTATTGGTATAGGAGTTGCCCTTGCAACCAATGGGATTGCAAACCTGATCAACGCAATTGCTAACCTTAATGGCGCTTCAACAACTGGCAAAAATACGACAAACGATTTTGCAAACTCTTCAGGTAGTTCACTTTCAGCATTAGGAACAAATGGATCCGGATCAATCAGCAGTCTTGCAAAAAATGTTACCGGATCAATGTCTGGAATGTCGTCTAATGGCAAAGGCTCTGCTAACAGTTTATCTAACGTTGTCGGAAACGCATTAGGCGAAATGTCATCATCCGGTAAGAGTTCAGGTTCAAGCTTGGCAAATAGCTTGAGCGGAAGTTTTGGACAGATGTCAGGCAAAGCAAGTAGTACAACTTCATCAATCAGAAACACGATGTATTCTCTAGCCAAGATCAGCTTGAGCGCGGCAGGACAAGCCATCATGGACAGCTTTTATGCTGGCCTACGCAGCAAATGGAATGCAATCACTAGCTTCGTTGGCGGAATTGCTTCTTGGATCAAGCAACACAAGGGCCCTATTAGCTATGATGCAAAACTGTTAATCCCTGCAGGTAATGCAATCATGGGTGGCTTGAATCAAGGACTGCAAAAGTCATTCGGAGCTGTTCAGAAGACGGTTTCTGGCATGGCAAGCGATATTTCTGCCAATATGTCGGCAAATATCAACGGCTTGTCCATGGCTGGCACGCAATTCAGTTCTGGCGATGTCACTCAGTCAATTGATGCAAGTGAACGAATCACGCCTAACATTTACGTTCAAAATAACGTTGATAAGAATGGTATTAATAGCATGGTCAAGGAAGCGGACGCTAATGACGCAGCCGTCAGCAGCTACTTCAGACCAATTGGAGGGTAGTTATGGATCTATTAGTTGAAAAGCTTGATGGTAGCCGCTACTACCTGAGCCAATACAAGGTGCTAATAACTGATTTCGAGGAGTCAGCACCATCTGTCACTCGAAACAGCAAGCAGCTCGATCAGCGAAACGGCAATATCGACTTTGGAGGCTGGCACACAGATAAAACAATCGATATTACCGGTTACTACCGTGCTGACGACATGGATGAAGAAGAAATGCTTCGTGAGAAGCTGTATGCGCTGCTTTCCGACCCAGACGGGTATTACATCACCCAGCTCAAAACAACGCCCATTGTGGCTATGGAACGTCCCGGCCAGACGTCTGGAGGTTACTACGACAAGCTGAACGACTATCCGTCACACAAGCGGTTCCTCGTCTATACGGAAGCACCTGAGATGGAGCTAGTTGGCAACGTCAATGGGACACTCTTGTATAAGCTAAGTGTCGAATTCAAAACGATGAAGTTGCCTTACGGTGAAACACCACCGAAGGACGTCTCCCTTGACAGTCCATATAAGGACGTGCCAGTGAACCTGATGGTGGGGACAAGTGACCAGTTAAAGACAGGAGTTATTAAAGCGAGCAAGTGGTCACAAGATGGT